ATCAACAGCGTCTTGAGCTATTCTGGCTGATTTTATTTGGTCTTCCCTCTTTGGCATTATATCCACTTTAGGAAACCTATCTGTAAGGATGGAGTAGATAGTCTCAAGCGTACTGTGTATTGTGTTGGCTACAATTCTAGATTTATACTTTGGTAGGTTAAAAGGTTTGAAAAAGTCACCGTTGTACAATTCTTCGTTACGTCTCCATCTTTTTATCTTATGTGACTTAGCTTTCTTAGCTGCCTGGAACATACCATTTAGCATTTTAAGTTTTTTAGTTTCTTCTACAGATGGTTCGTACCTGTTACTTGTACTCATATTCTCTGTATTACCTGCTATATCATATTGATCAGGCATTACTTACCTACCTTCGACATCGCTATTTTATGTGCCTCAGTAAATGTTTTACCTTCACGCATAAGAGATGCCATAGTATCCATATGGTTTTTAGTATGGTGTACACTATGTTTTGATAGTGCTGTATTCTGCCTGTCAGTTAAACCTTCGTAGCTAACTGTTTTCTTTTTTCTAAGTACCATTTTAGTCATAATTAGCTCCTATAAATCTTTTTAAGTTTAGCTTTTCTTTTATTCTTTTTACTGTTTGGAAAACCTTTCTTCATATTAGAGTAGTTTTCCTCAGATATAGTAGAATTTGCTTTAGACCTACTAATATTTTTTTTCTTTCTTTTATTTATATTTTCGTATAAACTCATATTGTTATCCTTATGAACATTTACAGTTCCATTTTCTAAGTGACTTATTTATTCTGCTATTTGGGTCGTTAGCAGTTTCAGCACTTGTTAATCGTTTCTTCATACCACACATTCTTTTACAGAACGCCTTTCTTCTTAATGCAGACTTACTACCTTTCTTTAACTTAGATGGTTTAGTAGTTACTGCCATACTTAGCTTAGAACCTGGGTTAGCTTTTCTATAAGATGCTATACCCTTTCTATTTAAACCACCACTTTTACTCTTTCCTTCTTTTCTTTGCCAAGCTGGTGTTTTAGCCATTAATAGTTACCTGAACCACCTTCTTCTCTCATAGCTTTCATAGCAAGTAACTTTTTAAGTTTCTTTTTCTTACGCATATCTTTGTGACCACCCTTATGAATAGGTCCTGATTGCTGTAAGTCAGGAGTATTACCTTCTAAATTTGGATTAGTGTTACCTGCTCCCATTAGTAGTTACCTGACCCACCCTCTGATTTTACTTTCTTTTTCTTACGTAAAACCATCTTAGGTTTATTTAATTTACCATAGCTTTTAGACTTTGGTTTACTGTTATGTTTCTTCATAGATGCTACACCTTTTTTTTCTTCTTTATGCATTACTACCTCTACTTATTAAAATCATAGTTCCAACTTTCTTCCTCTGGCATCATCAGATTATCTATCTGCTGCTGCAAGATCGGTTTATCTTTCTTACTCTTAGTTGGTGCAACTACACTTGTTAAAGCATATCGACACGCATCCACTGCGTGGTCCTCAGTTGTTGTATCTAAATCTTCAGGGTTCTTTTCATCTCTAATCATCAGAGGTATAGTTCTTAGTAGATTAGGGCAGCTCCCTTTTATAATATAAAAATTTGGTTCTATACCTTCATCAAAGTGCATCAACTGTGCCATATTTCTCCATCCATTTACTCTATTATTGTTAGCAGGTTGTAAGTTCGATACTCCTGCATCCATCAGTGCTAGTGCTATTGACTTGTCACTGTACATAGTTGTTGCTGGATTGTTCCAGGACATTGGATTGCGTATCCACATCGATGGGTCACCTAGTGCCATAACTATATCGTCCTGCTGGTTAATCTTAGATATCTCCTCACCCCACTCACCTGGATGCTTTTCGTTACCGTAAAGTTCTCTGTATACAAAAACTTTATTATCTCTTGTAACCTCTATCCATAAACAACAAAAGGGTGCTGCGTATCCCCAGTCTATACCCATATACCTGTGGTTTATATGTGAACCATATCCTAGTTCCTTAGCTCTAGACTCTGTTATCACGTGTTTCTTATCTGTAAACTCTGTGAAAAACTGTCCTGCGTAAACGTCCCAATCGCCTGAACGCCAGGCAGAGCGTAGTGGTTCTGGTAAAGATTCCAGAAATGCCACATAATCTGGGTCGTTTTTGACGAGCGTTGGATTATCGTCAATAGTTGCTGGTACATACATTCTATACCTCCCACTTATAGGGTCCTTAAATGCTTTATTTGGTTCTTTATCGCCTATACGCCACCTTGCTTTTACCCAAGCGTGTCCCTGGTTACCAGGATTCGTTGTACAAAAGACTTGTGGTGCAATACCTTCTACTGTTGATCTACAACTACTGATTAACTTTAAGTATTGCTGCTCATCAGGTATCTGTGTCAATTCCTCTATTACAATCCTCTGATACTCGTGTCCCTGGTACCTCTGGAATGCGTTTTCGTTTTGCAGATGCCCTGTACGTATTTTAGCACCAGATGGAAAGGTTATTGTAGGTGGTTGTCCAGTTATAGATGCTGTAGGATACATTCGTTGTGCCCTATCTATCCAGTCTGTGAGGTCTATACTATTACGTCTTATTACTAGTCCTCTAAAGTCTGGGTTATCAGTATGCTTTAGTAGCCATACGATACCTGCATCCGTTTTGCCTGGACCTCGGCTTCCACCAAAGAGACATTCATAAACATCGTTTACTTGTAGCACTAATGTCTGTGGACCAGGATGTGGTTTCCACAAAACTTTATTGCTTGTCACTTGCTTTCTGCTCTGGCATAAACACAAATCCACGTTCGTTATCAATATCCATCTTAATCTCTTGAGACTTTAGTGATGGTATTAATTTGTCAACTATTACTTTAGCTGCACTCATCGCTTCTTTGTGCTCATCATCTGTGTTAAGTGTACTTGCTATTTCAAAGAGCTTATTTATCACAACCTGTGATGTTTCGTTTTCTCTAAATTTATCTATAATAGTAGTCCCAGACTTAGGTCTACCACCTGGATTGCCTGATTGTCCTGGTGCAAATTGACCGTTCTTTTTCCTGTTTGTAGCCTGTTTTGAGGTTTCCATTATCTTTCGTTAGGATTAGTCTCGTAAGAGCGTCTACGACTCATACTAGCAATCCCACCTTTAATTTTATTCATATTCTTCCACATATCATCTGTGTAGTTCTTTACAGTAGATGAGTCAGCATCAAGTCCTGTGTACTCCTCTACAAATTTCTTAACATCTTCTTTGCTTGTAAAGTTATTGAACTTAGGGTCTGACATTTTTCTTTCTATTAATGCAGATAATAATTTTGCACCATCTTCCTTGGTTGCAAATTGTATAGTGTTATACTCCTTACCATCTGATCCTTTAAATTCTTTACCTCTTTCTATACTTATACCTAACTCTTTTGCTAGTTTTACCATACCTGGAGTATATATTACTGCTCCATCGTTATTATGTCTATCTGCTAAACTTCCTTCTACATTAGCTCCTTCAAATTTCTTTATGGTATCTATTACAGCTTTTTGTTTAGGATTGTCTTGGGTTTCCTGGTTTTGCAGTGCATCAACAGCTTCTTGTAATCTTTGTCCAGGACGTTTAAGTTTAGATTGTGGTGCATCTTCTTCAGGTCTTATTACTATTTCATCCATTAACATTGGGTCTCTTGGTTCAGGCTTATCAAACAATCTTTTAATTCTATCACGCACTGGATTGGGTCTTTGCTCAGTTCCTTCCCTGCTTCCTGCCATAGATGAGTTGTATCTTAGCTCCTGCTGTATATCTCCAATCATCCTATTTCTATCTTCTTCTGATAGGTCCTGGTTGTTAAGAACCTCACCAAGTAGCTCGTATATTTCTCCACGTTTCATCATAGTCATAGGTAATACACCACGCTCTAATAATCTTAAGTTAGGTGACGTACGTAAACCTCTATCTATTGGGTCTGCTATTTGTTCTTTAAAATCTTCTTTAAATTGACCTGGTGCATCCCTTAAATCTTTTGCTGATTCTTTTACATCTGCTGCCACACCTTTAAGTCTATTTTCGTATGTTACTTGCTCTGAGTCAGGTATTTCTTCACTTACAGGTGCTCGTTTATTAGCAGTTTTCATTCTAGCTATAAACTCTGCTCGTGTTTCTACCTCTGCACTTTCACCTGATGCTAGTCTTTCTTGTTCCTCTAAATCTTTTAAGTATTTAGCTCTTAATTGTGCATCCTCTATATCGTTATATATATTTTTAGCTGGTTGTATTACTTTGTCATCTATAAAATCTTTACCCTTTTCTACTACGTCTTTACCTTTAAGATAGATTTGGGTTAGTTTTTCATCGACAATATCTTTTGCTTTAGGTTTATTAATATCTGCTTTTTGTTTATCTGACATTGCAATAGACTTGCGTTGATTTCGCATCACTTTTGCATCTTTGATTTTTTTTAGTAGTGCCTGTGTATCTACAATACGTTCACCAGAACGTGCTACCTTACGTAGCTCATCGTAGCCTGATATATTACTTACTTTACCGTATCCTTCTGCCATTATCCTTGGTATTTAGTAATTAGGTTTGCTATATCTGTTGTGTACTCTTGCCATCTAGCTTTGTCGTTAGGGTAAGATTTAGTTTCCCAGGTCTTTAATACATTGGTTAGCTCATCTACGATAGGTGTTTCAGAGCTTTGTGCAGCAGATTTACTTTTTTTTCTTAACATAATATTAGGTCTATTTCTAGAACCCTGCATCTTCTGGTTATACATCTCTGAACCAGCTGCTGCATCATCTATTGCTGCCATATAATTTCCTTTGCATATTTCTTGCTTTTAATTTTTTTTCCATCAAACCAAGTTGATGTCCAAACTTTATACTTTTTCTTTGCCATACTTGTTTTTAAGCAATTTAGCTACTTTTTTAGCGTATTTCTTACCTTTAAACTTAGCAGCACTGTCAACTAAACCTTTGTTATAACCTAAATCATATGCTTCACCTAATGCAGCCTGGGTAATTCTTTTACCTCGCTTAGAACTGCTCATAATCCACATATAAATGCGATCTATGTAAGATGGTTTAATTAAGTTTTTCAAAGTCTTCAACGTCTGGTTCGCTGTTTTCTTCTTCTTCCCAAGCAGGTTGCTCGTTCATATAATCCTCAACTGCACCCCAGTCGTATGGAACCTCTGATTCTTTGTCAGCTGCATCAATCTCTGAGTCCTCTGGTGTTTTATTAGCATCAAACACAAAAGGTTTTATAGATTCTTTAGAAATGCTAGAACCTAGTTTAACAGAAAAATACGATGCAGCGTATCCAAAGCCGACTGCAAGTAGCACTATAAATGCTATATCCATACACTATTTTAAGAATAGAAACAAGAAAAAGTTTGGTTATTTAAAAATAACTTTGTAATTTAATTTGTTGTCGTTAACAAAATAGGAGACTGATATGTATAAAAAATCAGATATAAAAGTAGGTAATTACGTTAGGTTAGGCAAAAAACCTTTTGGTGATTCCAGGCAAACTATGGATGAGTTTAATGCATCTAGTATACAGCTTATGGAAGACCTAAAGAAAAAACCTGCATCACAAAGACAATTAACTGGTCATCAAATTAATCAGAACATAAAAAACTGGAGTAAAGCTAAGTATGTTAAGGTCGTTCGTACAAGACCCCTTACTTATCAGATGAAAGGTATGTTTACGAAAAGTCCATTTTATGTTAAGTGGGTTACTGATGTCTGTGATAATTACAAAGCTGTTATGGCTAAGGGAGGTACACGTTGAATAAATTAATTAAGTACCTAGGTTACGCAATGTTTAGTTCTGCTACGATACTTGTAGTTTCACATTATTTTAGAGGTTTAAACTGGGAGCCACTTGTATTTTTGTGGTTAGCTTGTTTGCCTCTATTAATTAAAGTAAGGGAGTATTAAAATGGAAATAACAAAACAAGAATTTTTTAATAAATTAGATAAACTAAGCTTGCTTGATTATAAAATCGACTATAAACGGAATATGAATTACTTTTATTATAAAGGCTATAAATATTCTTTATGTAGTGAATTAGTGAATGGAATTTTAACAGAGACTTTTTATAAGTGGAATAAATAATAATAAACAAGGAGTAATAAAATGGAAAAGTTTGATATTATAGATTATACTAGACAGTTATGTGATATACCTGTAAAAAAAGAAACGCATCTATGGGAGGTTAGGCAAGACTATACTCCTAAGTATGCTGATCCATCAAATATCGTTAGAGGTAACTTTGTACAAGTCTGTATACCACGTGTCTATGAATGGACTCCTGGACAATTTGATGTTGTATCTGGACCTGCGTGGTATGAGGTCTACACTGTTTATAATAACGGTTTTGTAGTTTACGATAGTGATGAAGGTAAGTATTATACTATAAATAAAAACTGCATCCTTGAAATTTCTACAGAGCTAGAAAAACCCTGTCCCCTATGTGATGGGTATCAGCATATGCCTGGTGCCTGTCAACGTCCTTAAATACCCTACACACTCTAAGCACAACAAAGACCCATTCAGCTACGGATGGGTTTTTTGTTTTGTGTAAAGTGCTTTCTTTACTTGTGACTTTGATACTATAAATTTAGTTTGGGTTAGCTCAACTGCATCAGAGTAGCAGGTCCCTGCATCCTTTAAACCGTTCCAATAAGCTCGTATTTCTATATCCTTGATGTAGGTATCCAATTTGTTTTCTAATGCGTCTATGAGCATTCTAGGTGTTGAAAATCGTGTCTTCACTTATAAGCTCCTGGTATTTTTTATTGATTTCATCGTATAAATCCTCAAGGTCAAAGTTCTTGTATTTTTTTGATTGTTTCCAATCTATATGCATCTGGTCTAACTTATCTTTACCAAAGTTATTCATATACCAATCCATATATGGGTAAGGATCAAACTCGTGTCTGTAGTTGCATCCCCAACACTGTGTGTGGCAGTTACCGTTTTTTCTAATGTCCCAGCGTAGTGAATAAGATACTCTACTAAACACGTGACCATTTGTTAACCTTTCGCTGCTGCCACATACCACACAATACTTATCTCTTGCCCTTATATACTTACTTACGATTACGTCTAGTTTTTTTACTAACGTCTTTCTCGTAGGGTTTCTTTTTTTCTTTGATTTCTTCGTCAAGTTTTTCAATTCTTTTTTTGCCAAAGATTTGCTCCCATTGTTTTGCAGGTATATCTGACATATTAAATTCTAGTGGATGTTCTCCTGGTTCTACCCATTTACCACCATCTGCTGCTGTTTTAATCTCTTTTAAACCACCTAAGTAAGGTGATTTTGGAGATTTAGATTTTTTGTCTTTTGCCACGCTTGTAATGTTCTCCTTATCCAACCATAGTAATATTTGTCTAACTTGGTTTTCTTAGCGACTAACTCTGAGTAATACTTGATTCTACCTGTTGTTAACCTATCAGCGTTTACAACTTTAGAACCACCTATTGTTTTAATTCCTATCTTACCATCTACTTTAAGTTTCTTTACTAATTTTTGGTTAGCTGTTTTCTGTAGTATTTTAGTTGCACCACTACGACCTATATTTACACACATATCAAAAAATATTATCTGTAGTTCTGGATGCAGCCTGTCAACTTTATTCTTTAACCAGTAATCGTTGTAGTAGATTTCTTTTGCCCTATGCTCTGTCATATTTTTTATATCTGCATCAGGGTATGCTTTTTTAGATATACCATAGTTTGTTTCACCACCTGGATCATCAGGGTCGTTTACATATCCACCTTCAAACTTTAATATGTGTTCCATTGCTGGGTCGTATACTTTCATATCACCTATCATATAATAACTCCATTTTTTTAGTTTGTTGCAGCTCAAACTCCAATGCCTGAGCTGCTGCGTCTTCAATATTGTCCCTTAATAACTGTCTACCGTGTTTTCTACCTATTCTGTGACTCCTGCACCAGGAGTCAAAGTCATCCTCTGGGATTTCAAAGGTTTTTTTTAGGCTCAGTTTCAACATCGTTTTCTCCTTCAAGTTTTGAAATTTCCTGTAATAAATTTTTCATAGTGTTTTGATTACTGTTTATTTCTAAAACTTTTTTTACCATCTTAATTATCTGTTGGCATTTTTCTAGTTGCAATGCTACTGTGTGTAATTTAACAGACAGTTCAGTATTTACATTTTTAAGATGCTTGTTTTCTATTGTTTGCTGTATATCTACCACACCACTTCCTCTTGTGTTATATCAAAGTCTATTTGATTAGATAATGCATTCTCAACGTCCTGCCTAAAAGCTAGTCCAATGCCATCTCTATCGTCTGTCCATATAGTGTTGTAGAACTTGTCATCCTTACCTTTATTGCTTGGAAACGCTAAGAAAAAACCTTTCTCACCATCTATGTACTTGCATCCCTTGATTTCCATAAATCCCATAATCTTTAAATCAAAGATTGCTACTACCTTTCCCCACTTGCCTGGGGTCTCTGGTTTTTTTAAGTTAAGTATTTCTATTGGGTCGTATTTCTTTTGCATATTTATCTCCATTTTATTTTATCTAGTTGTCTAAACAATTCCATAGGTATGTACTCTACCTCTTTCTGATCATACTCTGACCTCTTTTGAATTGTTCTACCTTTGTGTTCTATTCTAAAGTTGTGTGTAGGATTAAATTCATAAACCATATCCACATCTTTAAATCTAGTGGCAACGTATACTGGCTTATTAGACTCCAAGTATTTTAATCTAATCTTAGCCATTTTGCTATGGTCAATAACATAATCAGGATAAAACTTATAGTTCTTTGTTGCAGATTTGATTTCTACATAACCCATAACTATATCAGTTCCTGGTTTTATAACCATAAAATCAATAAAAGACATATTCCTACTACCTACTTTTTGTCTTATATCTTTTCTCAGTTCTACATTCCAAACCTTTTCTATTTTTTCTTTAAAAGGTTTTTCTTGTTTTTCAGCTACTACACAATCGTGCTGTAGCTTAGTATAGCTAGATACCATAGTTCTCCTATTGTTTGTCTAGCTCCCCCATTAGTTTTTGGTTTTCTTCTTCTAGTGTTTTAACACGTGCATCCAATCTACGCAAGTCCTCTGTAGCCTTCCTAAACTGAAAGTCCCTGCGTCTCTGCTCTATTTTGAATATCTCTATATCATCTATTAAGTCTCCAATTAACTCTGGATGTTTAAGACATTCCTCTATGCGTTCTTTTTTAATTTCCTGTAATCTTATCCATTCTATGTTAAAATGTTCTTCTTTCATCCTGCTTTTCTCTCTGGTGTTAAGGCAGATTGACAACATCTACTATCTTGTTTTATTTCAAATCGATCATAAAAGTCGCTAGTTTGACAACTTTTACAATAAGCAATATAAAATTTACCAGTAGCGTCTAACTTAAACTCTGTAGTAGTTTTAGATTTTTTATTCCACCTACTATCTCTATCTAACCAAGTTGCTAATCTTCTACTTGTGCTCCAGGTTGATTGTAATTCCCATAACATTTTAGTGTTAGACTTGTTAGGTTCTGTGTAATGTCTTATAAACGCATCAGCAATATCTTTGTATTTTTCAAAAGATTTAACCTCTTGGATGAACTTTTGCTCTCTTTCTTTAATATTATTATTAATATTATCTTTACTTATTGGAATAGTTCTTCCATACCCCTTTTTACGCAACTCATCTACACCTGTAGAAGTAGTGTTCAATACCCTGTAATCTATTTCTTTTGTACCAGACTTGTAAACAAACTTTGATGTTACATAACCTTTTGTAACCAAGTTATTTATGTGTGTACTAACTTGCCTAGTAGATATTTTAAATAGCTTAGAAAAGTACATATTCGATGCGTAACAGCCTTTTTCGTTATCAAGGTCACATATCTTAGCATAGATTAACTTTTGTGGCAGGGATAGGTCTTCTATCGCAAAAAAACTATGGTGTATAAAAACACCCTGAACTTTATCCTTATGCATTTTCACCTCCAATCAAAGCATCAAAGAAATTTCCAAAATCAGAAATTAGCTGTGGTTTAATCTTTGGGTTTCCTTTCTTGTCTAGTTGATCATAGAACAAGTTAAAAGTAGCAAGTGCTTTATCCATAAGGCTATCTTCACGCTCATACTCGTAAAGGTATTTATTCCTGTTAGATGGAAAACCATCTTTTCCTGGAACAAAAGTTTTCTTTAGGTGTACAACACCAAGTCTATCTATTTTATGCTTACCTATTTTTTCATATAACTTTGCGTAAGCTGATAGCTGCATCTGCATTTTAAGGTCCTTATCTACACTACGTGATGTTTTGTAATCTAATAACCACACCTCACCATCAATCTCTGCTACTGCATCTATTCTACCTGCGTAAGGAATATCTTTGTGGAATAGTGGTGTCTCTACCTCTAAAAATTTAGGCTTGTGCTTTATGTAAAAACCCATAAAACAGGTTAGTGCTTTTTGCAGTGGTTCGTTATCTAAAACTACATCGTAGTATTTATCGCCTACGTCCTGACCCATTTGCTTTTGTGCAAACCACTCAACCCAGTTGTGAGCATCAATACCTACTTGTGCATCTTTGTTTATAGTATTCCAATACTTATCAGGATCGCCCTTAGATGTAGTTATAATCCAGTTTAAGAGGTGTATAGGCATTGGGCATCCCCACTGTATCACAGTAGTAACAGAAGGCACAAACGTGCCCTCTGCTATTTCATATACTCTACCTACCTGTACATCGTTAACAGCTTTAGGGTACATTACGCACCCCCTTTTGCTTTCATAGCATCAGCTTTTTTCTTAGCTATAGCTTGTAGGCATTTGTTAGCTTTTTCTACATTGTGAGTTTCTTCACTGTTTTTGGCAATCCAGGCTATGTATGCAGAGTCTTTTTCTGATACATCTTTCCAGGACTCGTTTTGATACTTACCAAAACCAATAGCTTGTAGGTGCCAACCTTCTTCAAGGCTTGTCGTTACGGAGACTTGATTGGCAGAGTCAGCACCTACGTATTTATTTCCATCGAATTTATTTAAAAATACATCTGCGTTAAAACCAAGTTTACTTAAACCTTTAGTTATTGCGTCTGTAGTAACTGACTTAACGCAATCGTTTTGTATTGGGTATTCTGATGCTATTTCTATCATACCCTCTTGTCCCTCATATATATACCACAACTTAGCTGTGTATATAACTATTTTATCTATTACCTGGTAGTTTGAGTCTTTTGTTCCCCATCCAATTCCCATAGGTCCAAAAGTTTCTGTAGCCTTGAGTAGTTGGTAGTGAGCATCTATAGCTGTTAGCTTTGCTCCAAATTTCATAGGCTTTGTGTACTGAGCGTCTGTCGTGTCAACGCTTTTCCATAGGTTAGTATTTTTATTTTGATTGTTCATAGAACCCTCCTTTGTTGGAGGAGCTTGTTACCAAGTCTCCCTATTATTAAAATTAACGACATCTAATAATAGGGAATATTTGGATTTCTTACAAGTAAAAGTTATTTTTTTATAACTTTATCTACTATAGCTAAAAACGAATCAAGTAGTGCAGATAATATTTTGCCTTCAGTTTTTTCGTTTATAATAGGAATATTAATATCTTTATTCCACTTATCAACGATTTCTTGTCTAACTTCTTCGCTTTTAAGTTTATCTAACTTACTATTGATTGCTTCTTTTAGTACGTTTACTAGTTCCATTCGATTTTCTCCTTAGTTAATAATCGTCTTCTGTTTCTTCTTTTTTAAGAATATTCTGTAGTTTATGTTTAAGACCATTACCACTTAACTTTGCTATAACTTCTATAACTGCTTTGTGGCTGCGTTCAATAGATGCTAAACGTATCTCGTTTTTCTTAGCGTTATTGATCAGTGCTATAATAATATTACGCAGGTCCTTATCACAAACATCGTGTATTCTATTAAATTTAGAATGTATATCCTTTGTTAGGTCGTTTTGTATCCACTGGTTCTGTCGCCATATATAGTAGCCAAAAGCTACTAGCATAGCAACAGGTAGTCCAAACTGCTCCAACACTGCAAGTATGTCCATTAGTTAGCCTCCTCATATAACTCCTTAAATTTGAGACCTTCTTCCTGTCGCTTTTGTTCCTTATCTTCTTCTGACCTAACGTATTTATACAATAAATCGTCAAATTTTTTGTTAGCAGCTTTCTGTGTTTTTATAACACCAATATCTAACATTCTCTGTAAAACTTTACTAATTAAATCTAAATCTTCAGCAGAGTATATATCCATAGCCTGACCCTCTAGACCAGCTTTTCTATTTTTTAATTCGTTATAGATGTTATTGTAAAAAGATGTGATGTCAGTTTTTCTATCTCTGTCAGTTATAACGTGCATAGATTGTAAATCAGCTAGGTTCCTGTTAAGATGTCTTTCTGCATCTAAGATTTTTTCATACGTATCATATACTTTAATTCCTTCCTTAGATGCGTCTGCTATAGTTTTTATATTTCTTTCTAATTGTTTTACCTTACCACCACCATACCACCAGTAGTATGTTTTACCTAGTGGTACCTGACTTGCTGTATCTGTTCCTGCTATTTTATCAAAAGCATTTAATCCAAGAGTTGCCCAATCTGCAACAGGCACAATGTTAGGTGTTTCAAAATATGTTCCACTCCACTCTTTTTCACCTTTCCAAACTTTATAAAGTTCAGCTAAGTCTCGCTCTGCTTTTCCTTCTAGTGATATAAATAAACCAAAAGGTATAAATTGCTCTAATAAAGCACGTCCGTAACCTTCTCTTTTACCAGTGTATATAATGTACCTGGAAAATCCAAACAGTCTGAAGATTCCATCTATTGCATAATCTTCTAAGTCAACCTCTCTACCCATAACATAATCTTTTACTACATTTGCAGCTGTATCTGTAGCAAAGAATATTGCTAACAGCCTAACTAAACTACCAAATGCAGATAAATACTCTTTTCTACCCTCTCTTATTAATCTTTTACCATCTTCTATTTTTGTTTTGTTATTGGCTTTTTCACCTTCTTCTTTTTGTTTTCTACCTTCGTGCATTAAAGATAGTCCGTTAGACATTCTTATTGTTCCTGTCCTTCTATAATTATCAAACTGTTTTAGTGTAAAAGTTTTGAGCTGATAGCCTATTCTTCCATTAGGTGAGTCTAGATATTTTAGAGGCACCTGTGATTGTGTCACTGGCTGCACATCGCATAACCTACAAAACATTAGAAATTTTATATCTTCAGACATCTTGCCTTCTGCTAAATCTACTATAACTTGGTCTGCTATTTTTTCCGATTCAAAAGTTTGTAGTAATTTTACATAAAAGTTTCTTTTCTTTTGTTCATCTAATACAAAGTTAGATTTACCTGTTGATATAATTTTAGCTTGTTTACGCATTTTATCGTACTCAGCTTGTACTAAAGTTTCTTTACCTAGCCTATCCATAGCATCAAGACCTACTGCCTTAAATATAAAGTCTAATGCTTTTCCTGTTTTATCTACTCTATTAAATTCAGCTGCAATTCTTTCTATACCTAAATCTTCTTTAGTTAATATGTTTTTACGTACAAGTGTTTGAAATATTGCTTTTGTAGTAGGTGTAAAACCTGCACTATGAAACGACCAAGCAAGGTCCCCAAGCTGTGTCAACGCAGATGTTATTTTACCCATAGTCATAGCATATAAAATATTTTTTAAAGGTGAAATGTATCCCCATCCTGCCCTATAGTTAAATCGTGCTCTTAATATATCTATAATTTGTTGCTGTTCATCAGGTGATATGTTTGGTGGTATAATAGGTTCTTCCATATCCACTGGTGCGTCTGGCAGCTCTGATGTAGCTTTTCTTATTTTAGGCAATATATGTTCTTCTATAGCTTTTTCTGATTTTTCTATTAGCGTAACTGGTCT